TTGCCACTTGAAATATAAGTATTGATTGCAAGCAAAGCGGCTAGAACAGTAATCAACCATCCCGCTTTGTCTTTAATACTTGCCTCACGTTCACTACGGGACAATGGTTTCTTTTCTGATAATACTATTTCTGCCATGTTTACTCCTAAAACAAAATGATTAATTCACCATTATTTATGATAAACTTGGTTTTTGGCATTTGCCAGAGCGGGATTTTGTTGTTTTTTTGCGACAAAACGTAAAATAGTTGTTGACTTGTTTGGTAGGTGTGCTATACTGTATCTATGACATTGAGAAAAAAACGTTCTGACAGAAACCATGTACTGTACAAAGTCACATGCGTTGACACTGGTGATTCATATGTTGGCTTGACTGTTGCACAGGGTCAGGCCTACGTGCGTTCGGTAAAAATCCGTTGGCAAAAACATGTGAGTCGTGCAAATTGTGAAAACAAAAACTGGGCAATGTGTACTGCATTGCGTAACTTAGCTGGTGCCTCATGGCAATATGAAGTCCTTGAAGTGATTCGTGGACGTAAACCTGCTCATCAGCGTGAACGGCAATTGATTGCCGAATTTGAACCATCTTTAAATACATTTTGACATACCACAAATGGTGTGTTATACTATATAAACATTCAAATAGGAGTTTTACATGAAAATTGGTCCGTTTACGTTTCCACAAGAAAAAGCGACCGCTGGCGCTATCACTGGCATATTGTTTGCTTGGATATCATTGTATATTTTAGGGTCATACATTACGTTGTGTGCGGTGAATACTTTGTTTCCGTTAAACATTCCCATCACATGGGAAACTGTAATGTCTGTAATGTGGTTGACTGCATTAGTTAATGCACTATTCTCAGGGAGTTCAAAGTGAAATTTTTAGTTGCTGGATTAATTAGCGTTTTTGCAATAAGCAATTCTATTGCTGGACCATCCATCTTTGGTGGTGGAAGTTTTATTTCAGAGTCTAGTCAAAATTCTGGTGACGATTACGTAAAATATGATTTGGCTAGGGTCGTAAGACTTCATCCCATTACAACTTCTAAAGTCTACAGCGTTATTCGTCAATCATGCACACTAGTTGAAGACTTATCTCCATCACCTCCAGTCATTGGTGGCGTTGTTGGTGCAGGTCAGTCTAAAATGATTCAACGTTGCATTCCATATAACGATAGAGAATATAAACAAATCATCACTGGATATGATGTTACGTTCGAATATTTTGGACAAATACGCACAGTTCGTATGGAAAATGATCCAGGAAATACGGTAAGAGTTAAAACAGTTACGAGTGTGTATGTGATTCAGTAATTATGAAAAAGTTAAGTGTGCTACATAGTATTATAGCAATTTCTTTTTTTGCATCTAGCGCAAAATCTGAAGTTGTTCTTGTCGAAGATTCTTCTACTCAAAGTGGAATCTATATGGCAAAGGTCATTTCAAAGAAACCTATAATAGAGAAAGTGGCACACATGACAACAAAAAATTACTGTGAAAGATATCACGGAACTACACATTATAGTAATGCGTCTGTTAGTTCTCCGATAATTGCAAAGACCGAAGGAATTTCAAATCCTGTATGTAATCTTGTGACGCATCAAAATTATTATGATGTGGTTAAAAGTTATCAAATAACATACGATTTCAAGGGTACACTCAAAACTGCAATACTACATTATGAGCCAAGTGAATTTGTGCAGGTGTATAATGCTCCATGACGTATTATGTTTATGGTGCAGAGGGAAGCAGAACAACTGATAAAGTTGAAACGCTGTTGACAGTATGTAGGCGACAATATAAACTATTCATATTGGGTCAAGACTATTCAATAGAACAATTGAGAATATTAGTTCCCGAAACTAGTTTTGTTCCCCACATATACCACGATGCAAAATACATTGGTGGCATTAAAGAACTGTACGATTATTTGTATAGCGAAGTAAAAATGGAAAAACAATTCCAAAACGAAACCCGAGAACTTGACAATTGATTGGATTATGAGTATACTAGAGACATTGAACGAAAGATATTTTTAACATGGAGAACTTTGATATGACAACTTTTAATTATTCAACAACTACACCAAAAGAACAAAAAGCATTTCGNGACTGGCTGACTAGCCATCTNAAATACGGTCCTGTGACTGTTGACTTTCTGAAGAAAGATGGTACAATGCGTACTATGAAATGCACATTGCAGGAATCTGCAATCCCAACATACGAAAAGAAAACCGAACGTGTTCGTACAACTTCAACTGACGATGCTATCTCCGTAGTTGACTTAGAGAAAAACGAATGGCGTTCGTTTCGTTACGATTCTGTTAAATCTGTATCATTTACATTAGGCGAATAAATTATGAAATTTTCCAAGATCAATCCTGGCGCTGACGCACAAGCATTTGGCACAGAACCTTCTTGGACCAATCAAGACGAAATCAGTAATCTTAAGATTGCTGAAATTCGTGCTTTGAATTGGTATAATTATTTTTGCGATAATAAGCAAGCAAAAACTTTTGTTGTAGAATACATGGCTAGTATTGGTAGACCAAAAGAAGAAATTTCTTTGATCGTATCAAGTGATGCATCTATTCCAGTACAACTTGGTTGGGTAGCACGTATGATGTGTATGGGCTACGAACCATCTGACACATTCAAAAACTTCTTTGTCAAAGAGTTTAAGACTGTCATTGAGACTGCAAAGAAAACCAAAAAACCAAAAGCACCAACTGTTACATTAACTGCACCAGTCGTGTCTATTCAAGATAGAATTCGTGAGAAAGCCTCTGAGGAAGTTGGTGAGATTGAAGGGCTTGTTGATGACTTCATTGCTGGTGGATGTAAATCTCCTCCAGACATGCAATCTTATTTAAAGAATCGTGCATTGTCTTCCGTTGTACAGAAGCGTATGTGTGAATCGTTCATTAAGCGTTCTAAAGAATTTGAAGATGCAATGAATACATCCGATGCTGATATCAAAGAAGCATATTCTAATTTCAGTAAAGTGCAATTGCGTAAGATTAAAGAATTCTATGATGCAATCGTTGCAGAAACAAATCGTGCCGCAGAATCTAAACCTACCCGTAAAGCACGTAAAGTTAAAGAGAAGCCCGCAAGTGTGATTGCCGCTAAGGTTCAATACATGAAAGATTTCGCTGAGTTGAATTTGAAGAGTGTTCTGCCAGAAAAGATCATTGGTGCAAATCAAGTGTGGTTGTACAATACCAAAACAAAATTGCTTGGCATGTACAATGCTGACAATGCGAAAGGGTTGACAATCAAGGGTACAACAATTCAAAACTTCAATGCTGAAACATCTACCGGCAAGCGTTTACGTAAGCCCGAAGTGACTGTTAAGCAAGTACTTGATGGTGGTAAGATTGTCTTGAAAAAACTGTTAGATGGCTTATCTACCAAGCCTTCCGAATTGACAGGGCGCATTAACTCTGATACAATTATTGTTAGAGTAATAACTGGATAACTTAAAATGATTTTGATTGACTTGAATCAAGTAATGATTTCAAATCTAATGATGCAGATAAATTCAAATGCATCAAANGTAATTGATGAAAACATGGTNCGCCACATGGTGCTGAATAGCATTCGCATGTACAACATGAAATTCAAAGATAGCTATGGTGACATTGTTATCTGTTGCGATGACAAGAAGTATTGGCGGCGTGATTACTTTCCGTACTACAAAGCGGGACGTAAGAAAGACAGAGAGGCATCTCCGTTTGACTGGAATCTAATCTTTGAAACGCTAAACAAAGTGCGTGATGAAATCAAAGAGTACTTTCCGTACAAAGTGATTCAAGTTGACAAGACTGAGGCTGATGACGTTATTGCTACGTTGACGCACAAGTTCGGTGTTCCACTTAAGAACAGCACTACCGAAAAGATTCTGATTCTATCTAGCGACAAAGACTTTATGCAATTGCAGAAGTTCGCAAACGTAGAACAGTATAGTCCAATGGGTAAGAAGTTCTTGCGTACAAATACACCAGAAGCCTTTCTGAAAGAACACATTATTAGAGGCGACAGAAGCGATGGTATTCCTAACTTTATGTCTTCCGATGATACATTTGTCGTAGAAGCACGACAAAAACCTGTAACTGAGAAAAAGCTAAATAAGTGGTTAGAAGAAGAACCTGAGTCTTTTTGTGATGAAGTGATGCTGAGAAATTACAAGCGAAA